TGATGTTCTTGGCGAACAACACGTAAAAGAAAGCCCCGCCGAACGCGCCGACTAGTGCGGCGAGATCCAACTGGGGGAATGCGGCACCCAGGCCGACGCTGGCAAGTACGCCGGTCACTGCGAGGGCGCCGGTACTTGGCTCGGCCATAAGCACTGCTCCATAAAAAAGCCCCGGCGGATGCCGGGGCTTTGGATTGGTGGAGATGTCGACCCTTTCAGGTCGATGTCGTGGCGTTTCCCTCCAGTCCCCACGCTGACTGTTACCCCGGTGCGCTGCAGCCGGGCTTTGATCATCTCCAGAAACGAAAAAGCCCAACGCTACGGCTGGGCTTGGCTACTTGCTAAATCACACCCCTGAGGATATCGCCTCGATTTCTCGATCATGTTGTCGACAGTCAAAGCTAATGTGAATATCGCCATTCCGAATGCTCAAGACGGTAATGTCCGCGTCGCCGACAAACTGAATGCTAGTCACCTGATGAGAGTAAGCAGCTGGCAACTGGAAACGGTGCTCAGTTTGCCCGGCCTTTAGCATGAGAGGTACATTGCAAATCAGAAGACCATTTTTGAGCTTTCTATATTTGCCGTTGGCGTTAATTCCTTCCTCTTCCACTGCAAGCTTCATAAATCTCCGGTACCTCTCCACCAGAATTGGCTCTTTCCTCTCGAACTCATCTGCTTTTGGCCCTGCTAAGGCGGCCGCGACCATCATTTCCTCAGCAAATGAGTACTCTTGATCACCGTACTTCACAGACTTCAATCGAGACAGCAGTGCCTTGATTTGTTTTTCGAAGCGCCAAAGAACAAGGAGCAAAGTCAGCGGCCAGGCTAGGTGGCCGATGATATCAGCAGACATTTCCATGGTTGCTCATGCACTCTCCCTTTTGAAGGCAAGCATGATGCGACAAGGTGATGACTCGAAGCAAGGTAACAAAAAAGCCCGGCAGAATGGCCGGGCTTTCGGTGGTCACTCCTCAACACGCGCAGGAATGACAGGATGGGGATAATTTCGCTCAGTCGCTCACTGATGTCAACAGGCAATCATGCGACCTCTTTCATCAGCAGCCCTTCAGCCTCCAAAATCACCCTCACCTCCGCCAGCGCATCGTCGATCATGCCATCTAGCTTCTCGTTGATCTCCAGCCGCCAGCGACGGCGCGTAGACTCCGATGTGGCGTCGAGATCCCAGGTGTTCATGTCGTAGAAGCTGTCTGGCAAAATGATCACATCCTCTTCCATGGCCTCGATGCGCTTCCGCGCAGCCTGGCCAGCGGCAACCGCGGCATTGACGGTGGTCTCGCGGCGCCACGACGACGCATCCAGCGGGATATCCACCGATACAGATTGCGGGGCCTTGCGGCGTGCTCCCTTCAATTTCGGGATCGCCCAGGCAGTCACTGCCTTGTAGATGAACAATGCAGGCGCAGGGCTCGCGATCAACGGCCGCACTAGCGTGATGGCCTGCACCTTCTTGGCCTTGTTGGTGCTGTACTTCGCTACCAAGGCATCCCAGTGCCTGCCCTCGAGCATGTGGTGCAGACGCGCCGACAGCCAATAATCGACCTGAGTTCGGTCGATGCCGCCCGATCGGCCGCCCAGCGATGCTAGGCACCCACCCTCTTCTTCAGCCGATTTGTACAGCTTCTGCCAGGCCTGGGCCTTCGCCGATCCCTTCTCGCCCGCCGCCAGAGCGGCAACTACTGCACCCGATAAGCTGCTGTAAACCATGTCCTTCCCCCTCAATCGCCGGTGTAGTTGGTGCCGCCGGCGCCGCGCCGGTTGCTTCCCTGATATGTCGCCTCAGGCCCGGATGCCTGAGGGTTCTTCAACTGCTCGATCTGCCGCAGCGCGGCCCGGAGCCTCATGCTGAGCTGGGTCACCAGTTCATCCAGGGGCAGAGCCTCGCCGGTTGCAGCCGCCACAAAGCCCGAGGCGTGGCAGTGGCCACATGGCAGTTCGTGAAACACACCCTGAGTGACCGCTCTCCCACGGCACAAAGGGCACTGAGCCAACTTGATCACAGCCTTCTTGAAGGCAGGGCCATGGCTCTTCCTTGTCACTTCGAATCCTCGCTAATTACAAATTCGGCAAGGTTGCTGGAAGCCTTGTGTTCCGCTGGCTCGCCGGATTTATGTGAAATTTCGGATAAGGCCTTGGTAAGGCCGTGAATGGCACCAAAGCCGATGCCGTCTAACCAGGTGTGCCACTTCTCCAGGGCTGCCCGGCGCTGCTGCATGGCCTGAGTGTGGATGTAGGTACTGGCGATCTTGCCCAGCGTGTGGTTCAGCAGCATCTCGCCGATGTGGCCGTCGATGCCGAGATCGGTCCAGGTGGTGCGAGAGACCTTGCGCAGATCGTGGCTGGTCCACTCGCCCTGCCCCAGTCGGGTGAACACCATGCTGGCCTGGGTCTCACTCAGCGGCAGCCCGCGCCGGTTCGGGAACAGGTAAACGCCCTCGTAGCATTGGGCCTGCTGAATCGCCCGGTAACGGACCAGCAGCGCCTTCACCTGGTCGGTCAGCGGCAGGCGGTGCTCGGTGCGGGTCTTCGTGTTGGCCGCGGGAATGAACCACTCGGCAGCGGCCAGAGAGATATCGCTCCAGCGCGCCATACGGGTTTCACCGATCCGGGTGCCGTGGGCCAGCATCATCAGGGCCAGCATGGCGTCGCCCGGCTCGTCGTCGAAGGCCTTGGCCAGCTGCTGCATCAGCTCCGGCAGTTGCACGTCACGCAAGCGGGCGGCCTTGGGCAGGATCTTGGCCTTAGTGAAGTCGTTGAAGCGCATCCCGGCCATCGGGTTGCGGTCGATCAGCCCCAACTGCAGGGCCTGGCGGAAAGCGGTCAGCAGCAACGCGAACATCTGCCGCAGGTAGGACAGCGACACCTCGGCCTGGCACGGCCACATCAGGTGCTTGTCCAGCGCATCGGCATTCACACCGGCCACGGCCAAGTCATCCAGGCGCGGTTTCAGGTGCTGGGCAATGGCGGATCGGGCGCCGGCCTTGCGTTTCGCCGACAGCGAGCGGTCCCGCGCCATTCGGTCGCCGTACCAGTCGAGCAGCTGGCCCACGGTGGCCATGCCCGAGACCACAGGCGCGGTGGCAGGGTCACGCAGCAGGCGCTGACGCAGCGCTGGCAGCTCGGCAATCACCGCCGCGACGCTCAGCTCTGGCCAGCGGGCGACCGGCACCCACTTCTTGCCGCGCACCAGGTGCCAGGTGCCGCGCTCTCGGTTGATCCAGAAGCGCAGGTACAGGCCGGGGTGACGCGGGTCGCGCAGGTCCCGCACCGACTTGTCGCTGGCCTGCCGGCGCACCTCGGCCTCGCTCAGCTTCACTTCCCGGGTCGCGCTCATGCACCCACCGTGGCGGGCTGCAGCAGGTAGGCGCGAATGGCCTCGACCGCATCGATGTTGCCCCGGCACACGATCGCCAGGTAGCCCTGGACGGCCAGTGCCTGCAGGTAGGCGTCCTGGCTGGGCGAGACCGGAGCATCGAACGGCGGCATAGCCTTGAACTCGATGTACAGGCCGAAGTACCCACCGCGAGCCATCGGCAGCACCAGGTCAGGAACACCAGCCTTCACGCCCTGCCCTTTCAGTTTGGCGGCCACGGCCTTGACCCGGTGCCCGCCGTTCGGGACGTGGTAGATCAGCTTGTAAGCCTGCGGGTAGCGCAGTTGCAGTTCCTTCATCAGCGCGGCCTGCTCTTGCCCTTCCCGGTCGACGGGCTTGGCGCGGGCCGGCTTGGCCTTGAACGGGCGAAGGGCGGAAGCATTCATGCGACCAGCACCCCCTCGTTCAGCAGCAGCGACTGGGTGCGCATGACGCCCTCGGCGTGGTACCGCCGCGCGGTGTCTCGATCCACGGCTTGGCTGCGCCCATCACAGGCATCGTGGCAGGCGCTGCAGGACCAGGCGCCTTGCAGGTCGTGCGGCTTCTTGCCGACGCCGCAGGTACCGGCCAGGCGGTAATGCGCGAGGACTGTGGTCTCGGGATTGCCATTGCACACGCCCGGAATGCGCACTTGGCACTCGCGGCCGCGTGCCATGGCGTGGCGCAGCTGGTCTCGGTCGAGGTTGGAAATCACCACCGTGGGGCGCATCTGCTCATAGCGCCCGTTGATGATCGAAAACAGGGTGGTCAGCTCGAATTCACTCGGCTGCTCCTTACTCGCGCCGACCTCGTCCAGCACCAGAAGCGAAGGTGCGATCAAGCTGGACAGGATGTCGGCTTCGGACTGCTCGCTGTGGCGGTCGTAGGTCGACCGGATGGATTGCAGGACCGCCCCGACCGTGCGGTATACGGCGGTAGCCGAGGTGTTGCGCATAAGCTCGTTCGCCATACCGGCGCCCAGGTGTGTCTTGCCGGTACCTACCTTGCCCAGCAGCATCAGGCAGCGGCCGGTGCGCTCGATTTCCTCGAAGGCCGCCACGTAGCGAGTGCAGTAGGCCAGGGCCTTACGCTGGCCCTCGTGCTCGACGCGGTAGTTGGCCAAGGTGCGGTCGGCGAAACGCTTCGGGATCAGCGCCGAACCCAGCTTGCGGGTCATGGCCTCACGCTTTAGGCGCGTCTCTTCCGCCAATTGCTTGGCCTCGCGCTCAGCAATGGCGCTCTTCTCGCACTCAGGACAGCGCCCAACGATCTCGCGGCCCATCAACATGGTCACCCGCTGCTCGAAGGCACCGTGGTGCTCACAGCCCGCAGGCTGGATACGGAAGCCTGCGGCGTTTTTCACCTCGGACATGGTGATCACCGATTCAGATCGCATAGGTGCCGTCCTCACGCGCGGCCAGGCCGGCGGTGTAGTCGCGCTCGTTGAAGCCGTGGTGACGGCCGTTGGGCTTGCCCTGGGCAGGAAGCTGGGCCCCGATGCGCTTGGTGACCCACTCCACCTCGAAACCGCGCCATCCGTTCTCGACGGCGATCTCCAGGGCTTGGGCAGGCTGGACGCCGAAGGCCTTGCACTGACCAAGCTTGGTGTTCAGGGCAGCCCAGATCCGGGCCGTCACCGGGGCCTTGGCGGCTTTGCGAACCGTCAGGTAGTCAGCGATCAGCGACTCATCCAAGCCGTGGGGGTTGTCGGCCAGCATGGCGGCCTTCCCGAACGGCGCTTTGCGGTCAGCTTTGGCCGGAGCCGGCTGATCGTCCCTGGGGGGGCATGTATTTTCTTCCGAAGGAAGAAATACATAGGGGGTTAGATTCTTAGAATAAAGAAGGGACTCGGCGGTTTTGGTCTGTTTCGACTCGGAGCCGATTCGGACCACTTCAGCCGAGTCGGCTGTTTTGGTCTGTTTCGGATCAACGTAGATCCAGTCTTTCGGGTCATTCAC